AGTCTCTCAACAAGGCAAGCCGGACTCACAAGGGCCAAGCCAGAGAGATCACTAAGATCGTTAAGAAGAAAGCCAAGACTAGGCGCAGAAAATGAGTAGACGTATTCTTATTGACCCTCATAGGAATAGCTCACAAAATCGGAGTTATGGACAGAACGTAACTACTGAGATGCTCTATAAAGTAGACTTCAGTAACGCAGCCTCAGACCAGAGTACATCAGTCTCAGGTGTTACGGCCGAAAGCAAAGGCAGACAAGGGCTTACCCTCACAACTCCCTCAGTCAGTTCAAACGTGGCTAGTTTCTACGCAAGCTCGGCTCATTCCGGGGATGGCGTGATAAAAGTGACTGCGACTTATGCTAATGGAAAGAAAGACGCCAGCTTCATCAAAGTGAAGGTAAATAATCCAACAGACCATAGACACTTCTGATGACAGAAGAACTCAAGGGCAGAATTGAGATACTGGAACAGCAACGAAACGATGCGATGAATCAATGCGTTTTGTTAGGCGGCCAGATCAAACAGATGATCGAACAGATTGAAGCATTGAAGAAGTTAAAGGATTTAGAGTCAGAAAGCGGTGTAGATCAAGAAATTGAAAATACTGAATCTTGAAATAGATAACATTTTTCCGTATGAGAAAAATCCTCGTAAAAACGACGAGGCTGTTAACGTGGTAGCTAAGTCCCTCGAGGAGTTCGGGTTCCAGCAACCGCTAGTATTAGACGCAAATAATGTCATTGTAGTTGGCCACACCCGATTTAGTGCAGCAAAGCAGCTTGGTTTAGAAACAGTGCCTTGCGTGATTGCAGATCACTTATCAAGTGAGCAGATTAACGCGTACAGAATTATGGACAACAAGTCAGCAGAGTATGCAAATTGGGAGAATGATTTGCTGTTAGGCGAAATAAATAGCCTAATTGATAGCGGCTATGATTCAGAATTAACAGGATTTTCTAAGGAAGAAATAACAGACTTAAAGCTAGAGTTTGACCTAAGTTTTGCTTACGACAGCGTAAATAATGGCGCGTTGTCCGATAGGTTCGGCGCACCACCTTTTAGCGTTTTGAACGCTCGCGCTGGCTACTGGCAAGATCGAAAAAAAATGTGGGCATCCTTAGGAATTGAGTCTGAGCAAGGGCGTGACGATAATTTAATACAATATAGTCAAATAGCGCGACTGAAAACGGGGACGAGCGTATTTGACCCTGTTCTCTGCGAGCTTGTTTATAAATGGTTTTCTGCGCCTAAAGCCAAGGTTTTAGATCCGTTTGCTGGAGGAAGCGTTCGAGGCATAGTAGCGGCTAAAACGGGGAGAAGCTATTTCGGAATCGATTTGCGAGCAGAGCAAATAAAAGCAAATGAATTACAAGCGAAAAAAATAGCCCCAGCAGAAGATATAGTTTGGAAGCGCGGCAATAGTCAAGACATCTTGAGCATAGCAAAGGGTGTAGAGGCTGATCTTATATTTACTTGTCCGCCTTACTCTGATTTAGAAGTCTATAGTGATGACCCAGAAGATCTTTCAACTATGGACTATGGTCAATTCATAGGAGCTTATCGGGACATTATTTCAAAAAGCTGCTCGCTGCTGAAGAATGACTCCTTTGCCGCAGTTGTTGTCGGAGAGATAAGGGACAAAGCGGGGGTTTATAGGAATTTCGTTGGCGATACCGTTAAAGCGTTTATAGATGCTGGTCTCGATTATTACAATGAGGCCATTTTAGTCACTATGATTGGTTCTTTACCTCTAAGGACAGAAAAAGCCTTCAATTCTGGTAGGAAGCTAGGCAAGACACATCAAAATGTCCTTGTTTTTGTGAAAGGGGATCCCATAAAAGCGGCTGAAAAAAGTGGGGTCGTTGACTTTTCAGAAATACAGAATGGTACAGAAAATGGCGAGCGAATACTCCAAACTTACGGATGATCTAAAAGCTAAAATGAAAGCCGCTTATGTGGTTGGAGAAGCTAATGACGAGGGCTTCAGGCGCACTAAAACCATTGAGCAGTTGGCTGAAGAAAACAATGTCTCAATCAATACACTGTATAAAGCAGCGCAACGTGATGGCTGGAGAGATCAAAAAGATAAGTTTCAAGCGGAGTTCGAGGCAGAGATAGAAGCCCAGAGAATCGAAGAGTTTGCAAAAGAGTCAAAATTGCTGGACAGCAGTAGTTTGAACCTAGCAAAAGCCATATTAGTTACAGTGGGACAAAAGATAAAAGCAAATCAGGAAGCAGAAAGAGGTGGCGAGGAAGGGATGACTTCTAGCCACTTGCAGTCCTTGTCTACAGCCTCTTTAAACGCTCAGAAGTTAGCAAAGCTGGCTCTAGGAGAACCAACAGAAAACACAAGCATCAACGCAAAAGTCTCCGCTTATGAAATCAGTTTTACAGACGAAACAGAAGACTAAAATCCCAACTGCGTTCAAAGAGTTGTTTGAGCAGCATCGATACAAAGTCTATTGGGGAGGACGAGGCGCAGGGAAGTCGGTTCAAATGGCTTCAGCACTTCTGCTAAAGGGAACGGAAAGCCCGAAAAGAATTTTATGTGCCAGAGAGATTCAGAGATCAATCAAGGACTCTGTTCATTCTCTTTTAGAGTCTCGCATTAAAGCGTTAGGGTTGCATAATTTTTATGAGGTAACCCAAAACGAAATCCGTGGAGTGAATGGGACGTCGTTCATCTTTTCAGGATTATGGCAAAACATAGAAAGCATAAAATCGATAGAGGGCATTGATTATTGTTGGGTCGAAGAGGGCAATAAGGTTTCAGAAAACTCTTGGAGGACTTTAATTCCTTCAATTAGAAAGCCCGGATCTGAGATATGGGTGAGCTTTAATCCAGAGCATAAAACAGACGCAGCCTACCAGAGATTTGTTTTGTATCCACCAAACAATGCAATGGTGAAGAAAGTCAGCTACCGCGACAATCCTTACTTCAGTCAAACGACTTTGCCAGAAGAGATGCAAATCCTCAAAGACCAGAATGAGGAAGAATTTCTCCACGTATATGAGGGCGAGCTAAAGCAATTCGTAGATGGCAGCATCTACAGAAAACAGCTTCAGCAAGCCAGAGACGAGGGCAGGATTTGTTGGTTCCCAATCGAAAGCCTTGAGGTGCATACATTTTGGGATCTTGGCCGGAACGATTCGACTGCAATATTCTTCATGCAAGCGGTGGGAAAGGAACTGAGATTTATTGATTACTATGAACACCGCCTAGTGGACTTAGATCACTACGCTCATGTACTCAAGGAAAAAGGCTATCTCTACGGAACGCACTATTTGCCTCACGATGTTGAGGTGATCTCGCTTGGAAGTAATAACCGAAGCAGAAGAGACATCTTGGAAGGCTTAGGAGTGCATCCGATTACGACTGTTCCAAGGATTGCAAGCGTTGAAGACGGTATAGCGATGGTGCGAGATAAATTTAAAGCTTGTTGGTTTCATGAGGAAAATTGTGAGGCTGGCTTAGAGGCGCTGTCTAATTATCAATACCAGTTCGATGAGAAACACGACACATACAGAAAAGTGCCTCTTCATAACGCAGCAAGCAATGGGGCTGACGCCTTCAGAATGTTTGCACAAGCATTTGAAGAAGATACTTACATTCAAGAACTCGACTTTGCGAGTGAGTGGTGATGAAAAGAAATAGCGAACAACAAAACGAGATCGTCAAAGAGGCGTTAGAACGCTTTGAAACGGCTTCAGACGGATGGAGCGATATCTACGAGCAATCTGTCGCTGATGTGTCGTTTATCGATGACGATGAAGGCCAGTGGGAGGATTCAGTACGAGAGTCACGACACAATCGTCCTTGCTTAACTTTTGACAAGCTCTCTGCATCTGTTGACCGAGTTGTTGGCGGCCAAATGGCACAAATGCCCTCAGTCAAAGTCAGAGCCGCAGAGGAAGGCGATGAGGACATAGCTGAAGTCTACCAAGGGTTAATACGCCAAATCGATCAGAGAGGCTTGCAAGCCTTTAAAACGGCATTTAAGTTTGCGGTCAAGTCTGGTTGGGGTTGTCTACTGGTGGATCACGACTACATCGATGACGTTTCTCTGGATCAAGACATCATCCTCCGAGAAATCAAGAATCCGTTTTCTGTACTTCTTGACCCGATTATCCAAGCGCAGCACGTTCAAGAGGCTCGATTTGGGTTTATGTTTGAGGACATGGAGCGCAAAGAGTTTGAAAGGCTTTACCCAGACGCAGAGACTTATCCGGGTGAAAGCGACTTCACTTCAACTGGTAATATGGATTCGTGGGTAAGCGAGGACTTTGTTCGTGTAGCTGATTACTTTAGGATCGTGAACGAAGAGAGAACGCTAGTCCAGTTGTCAGACGGACGAGTCTTAGACTTGGAGGAAGTGCAACCAGTTAGAGACGAGTTAAATCTGCAAGGCATCACATTAGGAAAGACTAGAAAGGTTCAGAAGCGAAAGCTAGAGCGATTCAAGATCAGCGGCATGGAGATACTTGAAGAGGTTGAGTGCGTTGGAAGATTTATCCCTCTTGTCCCGATGTTTGGTAAGACTTCCAACATCAACGGCCGGTACATCACTAGAGGCATTGTACGCAAAGCTAAGGACGCTCAGAGACTTTATAACTACTCCAGAAGCGTAGCGGTTGAGGTTACAGCCCTCACGCCTAAACAGCCTTACTTTGTGACTCCTGCCATGATAAAAGGGCATGAGAGCAAGTGGAAGAACATGATGGTTTCAAATGACCCAGTTCTTCAGTTTAATTTTGACCAAGGGCAGAAACCTTACAGAGAATCCCCAGCACAAGGATCACCCGGACTCTTGCAAGATGCTCAGTTTGCAGCCGAGGACATTAAAGCAACCACCGGGATATTTGACGCAAACATAGGACAGCAAGGTCAAGAGACGTCAGGCGTAGCAATCGGCCGAAGACAGTTTCAGGGCGAGATGTCAAACTTTGAGTATCAAGATCAACTCATTGACTCGATGGAGTTAGCCGGAAGGATTATGATTGACATGATTCCTGCTGTGTACGACACCGAAAGAACAATCAGAATCATAGGCGAGGACGAGCGAGAGGAAACGATCAGCGTCAACAAGACTTTGATGGACGCTCAGACCGGGACATTCGTTAAGACAATGGACTTGAACGCAGGAAGCTATGACATCAAGATCGCAAGCGGCCCATCGTTTACAACTCGCAAGCAGGAAACAGCAGAACAACTGTCCTCAATGATCTCTCAAAACCCTGCCATGAGTCAGTTGGTTGGAGACATTCTATTCCAGAACCTTGATCTAGTCGGAGGCGATGAAGCAATCAAACGTCTCAGAAGCGCAGGAGTTAAAGCAGGAATCATAGAGCCTAACCAAGAAGAGGCCGTTGCATTGCAGTCTCAGATACAAGCAAGCAAGCAACTAGAACAACAAGCAGCCCAGTTAGAGCTTGCACTCAAACAAGCAGAAGTTTCAACCGAGAGAGCCGAGGCAATCGAACGAGAAAGCAAGGCAGCGATGAACACGGTCAAAACAGCGGTGGAGCAAATGAAGCTCGCAGAAGCTCAGGAAGACTTAGAATCTAAGCAGATTGCTCAGATGAGGTTACGTCAGTCAGTAGGACTACCAGTTATTTGATAACTACTCTCTACCTGATTAGTAATTTAGCATGGTATCACTTCAAAGACTTTAACGGTGACTACCAAATTGATGCGTGTTTAGGCACTAAAGCGCACATACAGAAGAACTTTAAGGTCAAGGGCGTTTGCTTATCAAAGTGGGATGACATTCTTATCCTCGACAACAAGGTATATTTTAATGAGAAAAAAAGATCCCAGACTTACTAGGGCAGGAGTCACAGGATTCAACAAACCTAAACGAACACCGAGCCACCCAAAAAAGTCTCACATTGTCGTAGCGAAACAAGGTGACAAGATCAAAACAATTAGATTCGGACAACAAGGAGCCTCAACTGCTGGCGCACCGAAGAAAGGCGAAAGCCAAGCAATGAAGAACAAAAGAAAGTCTTTCAAAGCACGACACGCAAAGAACATAGCAAAAGGCAAAATGTCAGCAGCATTTTGGGCAGATAAAACAAAATGGTCGTAAAGAAAAAAAGTAAATCTACTGTCAACAAAGCAGGTAACTACACCAAGCCCACCATGCGAAAGAATCTTTTTAATAAGATCAAAGCAGGGAACAAGGGCGGCAGCCGAGGACAATGGACAGCAAGAAAAGCACAAATGCTCGCAAAGCAATATAAAGCGAAAGGTGGAGGCTATCGAGACTAATGGCTCTCAAAAAGTCTCAAAAGAGTTTAAAAAAGTGGACAGCGCAGAAGTGGCGCACAAAGTCAGGCAAGCCATCAACTCAGGGTAAGAAAGCCACCGGGGAGCGTTATCTGCCCTCAGCAGCTATCAAGGCAATGTCAGACAAAGAATACGCAGCAACAACTCGGAAGAAACGAGCCGATGCAAAGAAAGGTAAAAAGACTTCAGCACAACCGAAGAAGATAGCAAAGAAAACCAGACGATTCAGAAAATAGGAGAGACGTTATGCCAATGGTAAAAGGTAAGAAGTTTCCTTACACCAAAGAAGGAATGAAAGCAGCTAAGAAAGCTCGAAAGGGCGGCAAAAAGAAAATGAAAAAGGGCGGTTACGACAAATGAATCAACCTATGAACCGAACCCCGGCTCAAGACTTGGTTATGTCTCGCAGAGAAAACTTAGGAACAGGTACGGCAGGAGCTACCGCACTAGCCAACCAAATGACAAAACCAAACATGGCTTTACCCTCGTCAACGCCTCAAACGAATATGCCTGAGCTACCTATGAACCCAATGCAAATGGTCACAGGTAAAGACGGCAAAAAGTACCAGATCGTGATTGATCCCAGTACAGGCTTACAAACTTTTATTCCCTATCGTGAACCAACAGGTAGAGGAATGGGGCAGATGCGTGGAATGGGCGAGAT